TCTACTTCTAACCGTCTCTTTTCATACTCTTGCCGGGTTTCTAGCGAACGCCGCGAAAGATAGCCTTGCAACACATGCGCGTTTGCTGAGGTGGGGTTAAGAAACGCCTCGCGCTCCTCTTTGTTCATATCTGACGGTGGCGCTACTGCTTGCGGCGCTTGTGATACTGGCTCGTCCGATTGCTCGTCTTCCGGCTCGTCATCATCCGTATAATCTGTTGGCTCCATCGCGGTATCGGCAACCGATATGCCTTCATCCTCCGCCGAGAAGTTCTCTGCCAAACTTTCGCGTATGTTTAACCCCGTCGGCTCGTTCGTTTCTTCTGTATCATCAACCATTTATTCGCTCCCTCAACTGTTGCATTATCTGTTTGTTCACTGCCTTCTGTTGTTCGTCCGCCCGGCGCTCTGGGTTGTAGCCACGCTCGTATGCGTCGCCCACCTCAACTGCTCCGGCTTCTTTGTATCGCTGGCGTAGCTTTGACTTGCTTGTAAATACTTCGTTGGGGTTTAGCGGGTTGCGTGTTGGCTCCATCTCGTCCTGAATAAACAGGTCACGCGCGTAACGTTCGCGATGCACTTCTTCAATGGGAACAACTTTTTTCTGTTTGTGGCAATACTGATACAGTTTGTATTTAGTCATCGTCGTTTAGCAGGATAGCAAGTAGTAACTGGTCAATAATTCGTTTGTGATACTTCCCTACCCTAGCGTATCCTACTTTGCGCAAATCTTGCAATGCCTGTTTTACCGGCTGCGTTCTGTACTCAACCGGCGCTGCCTTGCCCTGCATCAACTCTTGCAACAACCGTTTCGTTTCTAGTTTGTGTTTCTTGCGCCACCCATGCCGCTCCGGATACCAAACGTCACTCTTATCAACGACTATTGGCGTTGTGACGTACTGCTTCGGATTGAGGAGCAAAAACAGGCTCATCGGTATTTGATAATGTAATTGACTGTTACAAACGGCGGGTTATTTGTGCCGCTTGTCATCTCGGCGTTACCGTCTACACCACCGGTGACCAATCCAATTCGACCGGTAATGCTGTTGTCCGCGTAAGTTCCATCCGCTGTCGTACCCTGCGGAGCTGTTGTGTTGCTACTCCCTCCCCATGCGCTGTAACCGCTGGGACTATTGCTAATGCTTAAATCCGCACCTGCTCCCATTGCGTGATAATGCGCCGGTACTGTGTGTGTGTGATCAATTGCGCCACCTGTATCACCCAGTGAATTACCTGTCCCGCTGGCGGCTTTACCCATCGGGAATCGTTGGCGCAAATCCGGCAAATTGAACGTAGTTGAGCCGTCGCCGTTGCCGTAAGTATCGCCGATAATGCTATATAACGCGGCGTACGTTGTCCGGCTGACCGCTGTTCCATCGCACAATAAATACTTATCGGGAGCCGTTGCGCTGTACCACAACAAACCCGAACCTACTGGCAAGATGTCGGGAACGTCAAAAACTGGCATTAGGTCAACTCCGTTACTCGCATCGCGCCGGTTGGACTACTTTCCCATATTGCATCAACCACACCGGTATATACCGGCTGTGCTAATTCTAGTGTGCTATTGGGCTGTAGCTTATAACTGTATGACGTGGTACTAGCTGTGCCGCCGAGCTTCACATACGCTATCTTATCTGAATCATTCACAAACACCGCTAGTTTGCGGTTTGCATTGCTTGCTAAAACGGTGACACTCGATGCACTTGCGGTTGTGCTTGTAACACTGCTTGTGGATACGGTTTCTGGCTCTACCGGGATCGCGCTTGTAAATGGGTTTGCTTGGCTTGCTAGTGTGACGGAGCCGGTATTGCACGCGGTAACCTTGCCGTCTAGCGTTGATAACGTGCTTTCAGTCGCCGCTCCGGTTGGTAACGATATTGTGCCGGTAATATCTGTAACATTCCACGTCCCGCTTTGCGTAGCCGCAACTGTGCCGTCAACCGTTATGCTCCCGCCGTCGTCGGATATCGGTACTGCGCTTTGATCGCTAGCGATAACCACTGGCAAACTATTTGACATTGTTTCTTGACCTGAAACTCCGTCAATATCACCCAATGCGATAGTAAGAGATCCGCTCGGTGTTACCTTAACGTTAACATAGCCGCCGCCGCCCGCACTTGTTTCGCCGGTAATGACGGAGCGGGTTAGCTTGGCAAGGCTGTAATCGTTTAGCGTTTCTTTTATTGCATACGCATCACTTGTCGTGCCTGCTGCAACGCACGCTGAATATAGCGATAAATCACTTGCGCCGCTGGTCTTCGCAACGTCGATGGTAATCGGCAACTCGGGGTTTTGTATGCTCGGGTTTAACTGGCTGTTCGGTATCTTAATAGTGTGAAACGTAACCCACGCGCCGTCCGGACTAAATACCTCAAACAATATGCTAGCACTGCCAAGCCACGCAAAACGGATGCGGTAAAGATTGCTGTATGTTAGGTTGATCGCCTCTGGGCTTCCGCCCCGAGTAAACAATGACCCAGCCGAACCATCGAGGGGATCGCCGTTCCAACTTGCCCGCGCTGTAGTTGTATCGCTTGCGCCTGTTCTAAGCGTTACGCCGAAACTTGTGCCTTCGTAACCGATAAAAAAACCGTTGTTGGTGTCGTATAATCCTATGCGTTGATAGCTGTTAGCAACGCCGGTCGTAAATGCCGCGGTAAAAAACACATATTGCTCGTGTGCTGGTCTGTATTTACAACTGTAAACGCTGACACCCTTTGCCGCACCTGTTGCGTTTGCGCCTGTTCTGTAACGCGCGTGACCGCCGGTAATCGTAGCACTACCACCGCTGGCGGTTGTGTTTGTGATAACGTCGCTGTTGAACGCCGTAAAAAAACTTATCTCAACTTCGTTGTTTCGGCTCCCAGTGACCGCCGTTCCTAGCACGTCACTTGCAACCGTTGCGGTAATGCCGCTTGCTATCTGACTGTTGATACTTGCGAGCGTTGTTTCTGTCGCAAAATCGGGAACGGTTAGATCCTCGGCTCCCGCACCGCCATAATCAACCGCAACCACCTGTATCTGTTCGCCACCCTTATCAATGGAGCGTACCGGGATGTCGGCGTTGCTACTTACTGGGCTGTTTGAAACGGTAACGTTATCAGCCATCTATCTACTCCTCGATGTTATCGACGGATAGTGTTGTATTGCCCATCTCATCTACGCCAATAGTACCTACTCGGCGGCTTGGCTTTGGTATGATGTTGTTTATCGTCACCGGCTGTTGATTGCTTCCACCTTCCGCCGCCTTCATCTGCGCTTGTAGTAATGTTTGCTGGCTTGCAAACTGCATCCGCATAACTTCTAATTCCTGCTGCTGCGATAACCTACGCTCCTCGAGTAGCTTTTCGGTCTCGCTTAACCGTGTTGCCATGCGCTCAAGTTCTATACGCTGCAGATCGAGTAGTGACTGCATACGATTGTGTTCCTTCTTAATCTCTTGGTCGTTTGCTTTCCCGGCTGCATCGGCTTGCACCTTCATCACGTCAACCTGCAACGCGTTGTTTTTGATCTCTAATTCTTGCTGCTTTAAGAACAGTTCCTGCTGACTTAACGATAGCTTCTCGCGCTCAACCATCGTATCACTGTCTAACTCGTAGCGTTTGAGATCCGCTTTCATTTGCTCCACTTGCATCTGCATCTGCAGTTGCATCATCGCCGGATCGGGCTGCTGTTGCTGACTTGCGGCTTGTTCACGCTGTTGCGCCATCTGTGTGATAGTGCCGAGCGCGTTTTGAAACAACCCTTCCACTTCCTCACCGCCCTTAAACCGCCTGATCAAGTTGGATAATATCGCCATTGAAAACGTTGCAAGCGGCGGATATTGCTCAATCATCGCTTTCATCTGGTCGAAGAAACTGCCGACCACTTGTAGCATTTCCAACCCTTCCGCCTTTTCTTGCGCTTGATCTAACGCGATCATGCTGTCGGAGCTTACTTGTATGCGGTAGCAACGCTCATCGTCATCGCTAATTATTTGATACACCTGCTGTTTAACTTGATCCAGCATCATCGGATCGGGTAGCTGTGGAGCCAGAAAGTTGTCTGCGTCCGCAATCTCAAATATGGTCGCTGGCTCAAACTGCTCGGCAATAATGGTTGTAAGTAAACCGATACCATCGCCAATAAACTTCGCGTACTCGTTCTGCCGTACTATTAGCCCCAGCGATGACCACGACGATTCAAGTCTATTAGCCGTTGCCGTCTTGCGTGGATCGCTTGCGCCACGGAGTAGGTCGCTAACTTTGAGCGTTTCAAACAATTGTGCAATCGCTTTTTGCCGCGCATCTTGCAATACCTGCAACGTGTTGACGTACGGCATGACGTTCAGAAACTCGATGCCACCTGCCAACCCGCCGCGCTGTCGAAGGCTGGTAGCGTTTTGCACTGGTAGCATTTTCAGGTCATCGTTTAGCAACCCTTCGACTTCATCGCCGAGCGTTGCATCATATATACCGTTAGCTCTGACCGCTTGTATTGTGTAGAAGATCCGTGTTGTTAGTCGCTCAACCTCAAGTATCTGATCCTTGACGTGCATGTAATCGGAGGTCGGTATAACTGACTCCGGATCGGTTGAGCTGTTGATCATAACGCACGGAAAGAACCCTTCAAAATCAATCGGCGCTTCCCCTTCCTGCAGTATCGTTTTGTCCCCGTTTAGCTGTACCCAGTACACCTTTTCGGAGCGCTTGCACCACACCTCCCACAACTCTGCTTTACCGTCGTAGGCATGAACCTCGCGTTTGCTTGCACGCTTCATGTCACCGGGGAAAGCGTTATAAGATAGCCGCTCGGCTGTTTCACTGCCAAACGTCTCGGTTGCCTTCTGCCGAGAAAGATACGCACGCCTAGCAACCCAGTCTATTTCTGACTCGTTTCGGGCGTCGCTAGTTAAGAAGTCGTCGTACTGGATGCACTCGAGAACCGCCTTGTCCTCCCTCTTAACCTCGAGAACCATGCGAGCGGATATGACGCCGTTTTCGCCCGGTGTAAGTTCCAACCCCTCTTGCTCGGTGTCAAATGGCTGTTGATCTGCGTCGATGATGCCGCCGTCGCCGGTTGCAAACAAATCAAACTCGCGCATCTCGGACTCAAACTCCGGCTCATACCGCGCCCATAATATCGCCCTGCCTGTAAGTAAGTACTGTAACGTCGCGTTCTGTGCTACCCGGTCGAAATCGAAATACTCATCTAGTGCGTACTGCGCATTGCGCTCCAGTATCACCGCTCCGGCTTCTGTTGCTAGTGATCCGGTGCGCTTGCGGAGCCTTACCTGTGCCTTCGGCGTCGATGAATAATACGCTGGCATAAGCGTGTTGACGCAATACCACCAAATGTTTAATCGGCGCTTGGTTTCTGTAAGTTCGTGTTTTGCTTTGTATAGTTTGATTGATTCTTTACCGGCATCAAAGAACGGCTGGTGTCTGTCGATAGCCGATTGTATCTGCGCGTTCCAATACCTTGCGTCAAACTTTTGTATGCCCGGGGTTTCGTTCGTATCGTCCATCATATCTTGGCTCGCCTTCGATCTCGCTTAACTTGCTTGATTAGCTGTGCTAACTCTATCCTACCGCCCCGCATTGGCTCCACCTCTTTCTTGTACGTCGGCTCCAGTATCCGTGCTTTACAGAGGTATCGTACAGCGTCCGCGCCGTGATCATTGCCCGTGCTGTCCAAGTCCTCCGGCTTTCTCGGATCGTACTGTAACGACGGTATGCTGTCTATTAGATACGGACAAGTCGAAAAAAAGTATAGCATCGCAGGTTTTGCCATGAGCCGTTGGCGTATCTGTGACCACCCGGAAAGCCTATCCTTATCCGCTGGTTGTAGCGGAGGATGCTTGTACTCGCTTAACACCTTGTTCATCTGCTCGCCGATTGATATACCGCCCTGATCATTAAAGATCGCCGTATCCGCCGCGGTAAACACTTGCTCCCGCCCGGATAGTTCAGCGATGCGCCTAGCTTGCTCCGTGTTCTCAACTTGCTTCCCCCACAACTCCCGGTAAATGATGATAGCACCTTTCGGGTACGGCACCTCGTTTCCAGCGTCATCCTTGCCCGA